CCCAGGGCTAAGGTGGCCGTTGTGAAGGAACCTGGTCTAAAGGCCAGGATCGTGACCAAAAGCAGCGGCTGGGCGGTCACTCTCGGGCACATGGCTCGCGAGCGTCTGACTATCGGCTTACGCCGAACAGACGCCCTGCGGGCGGTGCTCCGAGGTGACCACGAAGCCGCACACCGTCTTTTGACGGGCGCTTTTGGTCAGGTCCTGTCCTCGGACCTGTCCAACGCAACGGACCTCTTCCCCTTGGATCTCACCGGGGCGATAGTCGAAGGACTTGTCGCCTCCGGTCGATTCCGGGACGAGGAAGTAGTCGGCCTACGGGCCTGCTCGGGACCCCAGGCAGTGGTCTGGCCCACCATCTCCCCCGATGAGGTAGTCACCTCTCGAGGGATCCTGATGGGCCTTCCCACGACCTGGAGTTTACTCTGCCTCCTCCACCTCTTTTGGTTGGATGAGGCCGAGAAGAAAGCTCCCCTTCCGACGCGCCCAGGCGACGGCCGCAAGTACGCGAAATACGCGATTTGCGGTGACGACGCCGTGGTAGCGGGTCACCCGGACGTACTCGATGAGTACGAACGGTTGATCCGTGAGTCGGGCGGGAAGCTTTCTCCGGGCAAGCACTTCCGGAGTAGTTCCGGACGAGCCGTGTTCCTTGAGGAGCTTCTGTGCTTTCAAGGAGAGGTTGTCCGGCATCCCGGACAGACCTCCCCCTGGTGGATACCTCCGACCAACCTGCTCCGCATTTGCGGTAGCACGATTGAGCGGACGATAACCCTCAGGGGGTTGAGCTTCCCAACACGTGGGCTTCACCGCGCAGCACTATGTGCTGTAGCTCCTGACCTCCAGAGTGATCTGGCGGCAGGGGCAGTGGTGGAGTCCCTCGTAGAAGGAGGCTCGGATCCTAGGAAGGTTTGGGCTGTGCAACAAACGTTGCACGCCCGGGCCCTCCGAAGGATCAGGGCTGTCGGAATACCGGCTTGCCTCCCCCGGAAGCTGGGCGGTGCGGGATTCATCGTTGCCAAAGGCTACGATGCGCCCGTCAAGCGCCTGGCTTCCAGAAGGCACAGGAGAGCTCTATCCGTTCTTCTTAACAGAGGAACGGTGGACCCAGGCCCTGGGGCCTTTCTCCGTAATTGGAGAAGGGCTGCAGGGTCCTCTCTCTACTCTATGGCAGAGGAGGATGCCGAGGGGCTTCTCGCGCGTGTTCATCACGCGCGGGGAGCATACCCCCCGAGGCGCCTGGGCCCCGGTGGTGCGCCTTGGTACGACTGTGGCACCCACGATGATTTCGTGGAGGCTCAGACGACTTTGGCGCACCACCGTCTAGCTCTCATGCTGCCTAAGGGAGTCCTCCCTGTCCCCGCTAGAGGTCCGCGGGCGCTTGCTAACCGTCAGCGTAAGCTGATCGGAAAGCTTTTGCGGCTTTGGCCGCAAGTGCGTCCGTGGACCTCGGGGACGGTGGGAGACCTCCTTGAGCGGCATAAGCTCCTCACGGAAGAAACACG